GTGGAAAATTAAAGTTTAAAATTGAGGCGAAATAAAAAATGCCAAATGAGATTATAATTGAATGCAAAGGTCTTTCAGTATTTCATATAAATGAAGATAATGAGAAATTATTAAAAACAATAATAAAGTTATGCGAGGATTATCATGCAGAAGTTAAATATTATAGGCAATTGGCGAGATAAATGCCGAAATACTACTATTGCTATATTTGTAAAAATAGATTTTCTGGAGAGAAGAAATTCAGAAAACATGCATCTATACATTACATTGCAGAGAAATGTCCATATTGTGGAATGAAAACTAGGAGATTTTCAACTCATTTTGCTTTATATCATATTAATGCTAATAAAAGACTAATATTACTTAGGGATTTAGCGAAATTATGCAAAGAAGCAGGTACTGTAAATATTTTAAAGCAGAAAGATTTAGATTTAGGAATAAATATAGATAAAAGTCTAATAGACAGAATAAGAGTACTTATGAAAAAGGTATAATCTTTTTTTCTTTTTTCGAGTATTTTATATTTGTCATATTACATGTTTTTATTAAAGGTGTAAAAATGGAAAACGTAAAGGATTATGAGTTAGATGATCTAGATGTAGCAATAATTCTTGCTATAGGCAAAAAGTGGAATTCTAATAGAAAAACTCAAAAAATAGCTTTAGAGATTTCTAAACTACTAGGTCTAAAGATAGAATGTATAGACAGCTACTGTGAAGACATAGTAGAAAGACTAAACTCTGGTTCTAGAATGCCATTCTGGGTAAAAATGAATTATAGATATATGCTAACAAAATTAGGAAGAATCGCATATGATTTTTTAGTACAAAAATTAAAAGAGAAAAAAAGGGAAGATATCTTAAAAATATTAAATCTAGCTTAGATAATATTTTTTTCTTCTTATTTTGTTTTTTAAGACTTCTTATCTTTCGTAATTTTATGTAACATTATATCTATTTCTGTATTTACATCAGAAATAGTATTTTTCATACTCAGTAATAATGTCATTAAGTCGTCATTACTTAGTAATGTATTATTTGATATTTCTTCAGATACTTCGTATAACCATTTAACGAATAATTTAATTCTTATTATACTTATATCGTTTTCCATTTTTTCACTTACATAAAAACTCATAGTATGACAGATATAAAATATTCTAAATTATTATTCTAATTTCTTTTTCAGTTCTTCAACTTGTTTAGCCAATTCTTTTTGATTTATTTTCAGCTCCTCAATTTCTTCCTTCAAACTTTGTAATTGTGAATTTACAATTTCCTTAACTGCATCTTTTAGAGCTTGCTTTATCTTTAAGTAAAGTTGAGCAATTGCAAATATTGTAGTTGCAAATGTAGAGATTATAGTTAAAATGAGTGTATATTCACTCATCTTCTTCGCCTTTATCATTATTATCTTCATCTGTTATATTATTATACATTGTATCAGCTTTTTGAAAATTTGATGTAGGATAAACAACACGCATATCATCTATGAAAATTTGTTTAGTTTTTTCATCTTTTATTATCGCAAATTGGAAATAAAATGGAAATTCAGGAATATAAACATCAACTAATAATGGATAATCTATTGTTTTCATTACAATAACTGAATTTGGAAGATAGCGTGAAAAGCCGTATATCTGTCCTCTATTTTCTAATTCTCTAATTTTGTCAATTGCTATTCTAACAATTCCAAATATGTTTTGAAATGGATCTATTTGCGAATTATTCTGAATTTGAGAGCGTGACATAAATATAATTTCTCAGTTTGAAGATAAAAACAAATCACGCCTAACATGATATATACATAATATAATGTATATCACTGTGTTAGTTAGAACGATAAACATGATAGAAAGATTTATATATTTCGAAATCGAGTTATATATAGGCGAAAAAGATGAGATGTAGAAAACAAAGCTCAAAGAAAAATTCAAGAAAAGAAATCGACGTAGAGAACGATCCGTTATTTAGAAGAGCTTTCCTTGACGACCCTGAATACAGGGCAGTTTTAGTGAAGATGAAAGTAAAGGAAGACAAAGATATGGAAAAAGTTACAGATGAGCTAGCAAAGCTCTTTCAAGAGTGAATTTTATTTTTTATTTTTCTATTTTCAATTCTTCTTCTATCACTATGCCTAATTTTTCTCATTTATCAAATACTATTTCTAATTGTTTTGAAAAAGAACATGAAAGATTTACTTATTTAACTAATTAGAAGTAGATAAATTCAAAGGTGATTTCATATATATATTATAATATGTATATCTCTATGTCTGTCTTAATCAGCAAAGAGTAATTGAGAAATTTACTTTTTCTAAAAAACTGAACAACTTAAATTCAAAGGTGATTTCATATATATATTATAATGTATACCTCTCTATCTTCACTTGCAGATTATTTCTTGAATTTTCTTTTTATCTATTTTATTAGAAATATAGAACTTCTCGTCGCAATTACAAGGTTCATCATAAAATATTTTTATTTTTTTATATACTGGTTCTCCATATACTATGTCTATTTTCGGATGACATGGCTCATCATACCAGATTTTTTTCTTTTTAGTATACATTTTCCCTCATTATTTATCTATTTGCTATATTATTAAAGTTTTTATAATAGAAAATTGTCTTATACTGTTTCGCTTTAGCACCTTTTTGAGCCAGCTTTAATCTATTTTCAATTTTAGCTTGTCCTTGAATTTTCTCTCCATATTCTTGAGCAAATTGTAAATCTGCATTTGATAAGCCGTAGAATGCCCATTTAGTTTTCCAGTAATTTAGGAAATCAGGATATGAAAGCGTTCTTTTTCCTGAATTATAACTATAGTTTTGTTGATACGGATATCTTGCAATTTCCAAAATTGCACTAGCTACCATTTTTGCATACCATAAATTAGAATATTTCTTATTTACAAGTTGTTGTATATGTAGAAATTGTTGATATGTAACTGCATAATTCTCAATTTCTGAACTATAAGTAATATTTTGTCCACCTGGTGAAGGATCGTAAAGATGCATCTTAAATAGATTTCCAAATATTGAAATTACAGTTTTATCTGCTGTTAAAATTGCGACTAAATCTAATTCATTAACTTTATTTGGATTGAATTCAGGAATTAGAATAGCAAGATCTAGAGGGGTATAATCTAAAATCATTCCGAATATATTAGCGAAATTTTGGAGAATCATATTATTTTTTAATTGTACTTTATAAGTTGGATTTTCCTCAATCTCAGGATCTAAAACACAACGATCTAACCAACCTACGTCTAATGCAAAACCGCTATTAATTATTTCATTTAAGTTGGGAATAAATGCAACTATGAATTTTGCTAAATCTGGAAGTTGATTATAGTTTAAATTTAACGCGTTTAATAAATCTTCAACACCTGTATTTTGAACATTTGATATTGAATAATTATCAACACTAGGAATATTAGTTTTCCCAACACCTAAAGTTTGTAAATTAAGAGCTATATTTGAATAACTTAAAGTATTGAAATATTGTTCTATTTTTTTACATGCTTGATTTCTATTAATTATTGTATTCGCTGGTTGATAAACTGAAAGATCGAAATAAGTTTCATCAAAAACTGCAGGTTGATACAGAACACTACAAAGATCTACATAATTATCATATTCTTGCGTAAAACTATTAATTGCTTGAATTCCTGAAGTTTGTCCAAAAATTGAACTTTGTCCTAATTGTAGAAAATTAAACGAATTAGTTTGAGGATTAAATTTTGAAATTGCTAAATTGTTTAATCCTGATAAAAGAGCTGAAATAATTGAAGCGTATGCAATTCCATAATTTGTGTTTAAGCCTGGTGGAATTTCAATATTTTCAAGTGGAGTTGGCAGAACTGACTCAACTCCTGCATTGAACATTGAAGAAAAAGCTGGGAATGTTTTTCTGCTAATTGTTTTATGATATAAGTGGTATTTCATTGAAGCGATTGATCGTTTTCCAACACTCTTCCCCATATTTCTCATGAATATTATAAATTCTGAAAAGAAAAACTCACTAGATTCATTATGTATATATATGTCATATATTGATCTCGTAATATATGAAAATGGAATTTAGAGTAGATGAAGCAACAGATCACAATATGATAAAATTTGTTAGGACATTAATTGATTATTATCATCAACAAGGGATGCCGAACGGCGGTGGAGCAGGAAAGAACAGTAGATATTTTATGTATATTGCTAAAGAAGATATACAAAATTTCATAGTTGCAGTAGCTTGGATTCATGACAATACACCTTTTCGCTACATAGCCAGTCAATATAAAATTCCAGCTGATAGATCATATTTTATTAGGAGAATTACAAAAACTGCACCTGGAGATTACGACATTAATTTTTTGATTGATTTAGGTAAAAAGTTAAAAAATGAAGATTCTGAAGTAATTTGGACTTTAGGAATTCCAGGTAGTCAAAATACAATTTTCAAAAAAGCAGGTTTTGAACAGGTTGGCGTGACAAATAGGTCAGGTCATCCAGTTTTTGTTAAAAAATTATGATTTATCTTTAAAAACTTTATTTGCTAAATATGAAGCTTCGATAAGCGAAACAAAAATTTCGAGTTCTGATTCATTATTTATTAAAATTCCAAAAACATACCCGAAGAAAATAATTAATGAGTCAATACCTATTTTTTCATTTTTTATCTTACCGTCATAACTTTCCAAAATATCATAAAAAGAGTATTCCAAATAGCTAACTTGTTTTTTTATTCTCTTTTCATCTTTTTTACTTATTTTGAAAGTTTGTTTATAAACTTCTATCAAATTTTCAAGTGCTTTATCCATGTTAATCAACTTAAGAACATACAATATGACATATATAAATTAAAAAGTTTTCTATTTTTCTAAAATAATAAGATTAATTATTCTGTTTTTGGATCTTCCAAATTTTCCAGGAGATTCGCCTACTATATTGTACCTATTTATAACATTAAGTTCTGACTTTTCTATAATTTCATCGAGTTTATTCAATTTATTTTTCATATTAATCATCAGCACAATTCTTCCGTTATCTTTTAACGCTTCCTTACTCCTTATCAGAATCTTAAGGATTTTTTCGAAATAGTCAATATTTCCTATCTCTTTATTTAGAGATTCTTCTAATTGCAATCTTTCAAACTGATTAGCTACTACAACATGGGGAAAGCTTATAGAAGCGTAACTTGGAGCAAGACCGTAGTAAGGAGGATCTATGACTATTAGATCGCTTTTTGGATAAATAACTGTTAAAGCATCGCCTTGAATAGCGTTTATTTCTCCTCTGAAATTGAATTTCTTTACAAGTTGCTGATTTTTAATACTAGAAAATATTGAGCTTCTAGCATGTAAAGATAATGGATTTGTTTCTACAGTATATTTAGGTATCCAAAATGATTTTAATCCCCCTGCAAAAGGTATCGGTTCATTTTGTGAAGGATACCATCTTGACAATATAGAACATGTCTTTACTGAATCGCTAACGCTTAGCATTAAAAGTAGTCTTTCATTTTCTTCAAGATTTTTTGATTTTTCAGCAATTTTTTGAAAAGTGAGCAATTGTGCTTTAGTAAATAATTGTTCAGGATTAGTAATTCCGGACCGTAACAGTCTTTTTCCTTCTTTCAATTCGTCTATATTAACATCAATTACAATATTATGATTCTCGTCTAACAACTTAGTTCTTTCAATTAACCAATCTCTATCGAAGACAAACTTCTTTTTAACAATAAATCCAAAAACTTTCCAATTCGAATACATAACGAAATTCCGTGGTTCGTAATACGGTCCTATGGTAATTTTTATATTGTAATTGCAGTATGGACAATTAGTTTCATCAGTACTTTGTGTTTTAAACGTTTTTGCACAATTAGGACAAAGAATTACTTTTTCCTTTTTTTCAGTCATGATCCATGATGGTACTTTTCCCCTTGTAATAAGGAAATAAGAAACGTCTTGTCCTTTATAGGTCCATACTGCAGACAGCTCATTTTTTACTTCTTCAATTATAGAAGTAATTTGATTGAAATTAACATTACCACGTAATACGGAATATCCTCGAATTATCTTTACTGCTAATGGATTAATATCTATACCGTAGGAAGTAAAATTATATAGTGAAGCTTCAACAATTCCTGTACCACCACCAGCTAAAGGTTCTAGGTATACTAGTCCATTTGCATCTAATATCTCTGGTTTTTCGATAGCTTCAAAAAATCTGCTTTCACCATTTAATAAAAACGATGAAAAAATACTTCTATATAAATAAATAAAACGTTTGGACCACCATCTATGTAAACTTACTTCTCGTTTCCTTCCACCTTTTTCCTTCTCTAATATCAACTTCTCTATCTTAGGAATGTAATGCTCCAAATTATCTAATAATCTTTCCAAGACAGTACACCGTCTTTTCTATTCGAGAAGTCATAAAATGACATATATATATTTATATGTGTCATAATTTTTAAGTTAAAACTGATGAATTTTCGAGAATCTGGACGATATTATGAGTATAAGACAATTAATTATCTTCAGAAAAATGGTTACAATGCTGTAAGAATTCCAGTTTCAGGAACTGGAAAGCAAGCAATTCCAGATATTATAGCTACTAAGGACAATACAATATTTCCAATTGAAGTTAAATCAACTTCACAAAATCATGTTACAGTAGATAATTTCCAAATTGAAAAATTGTTTAAGTTTTGTGAGATGTTTAATTTTTGTAATTGTCAGCCGTTAGTTTTAGTTCATTATAAAAAATATAAAAGCGTCATAATATATAATTTAGGGCAAGATGTCAGAAGTAAAAAAGAAATCAAATTTAACTTCAGAAGTAACAGCTAAACTGTATTTAGCTTTAGATGATTTGACAATGGCACTTGCTACCTGTGATGAAGAAAATATTAGGAAATCTGAAGTTTTTAAGAAAGCGTTAGAAGTTGTTAAAGTTGTAAAAGAAATGCGAAAAATACAAGTTAAGTCTGAAGATGAACAAAATGGGTAAATTTAAAGACGGGTTAAAAGCATATCTAAGTCTGATAAAATTACAGTATAAAATCAGTAATGAAAGAATGAAAGAGATACAAAAAGAAGTAGAATATTTAGATGAAGAAATAAGAAAAACATTAAATAGTTATCCAGATGGAAAAATAGAAATGTTTTCATTTATTATTTATATAGCTTACTTGATGAGTGCAGTTATAGACAATGATGGACTTCTTGAAAGCTTCATAAAAATATTGAAAGAATTATATAATAATAAAAAAGAAACATCTTAAAAAGCAAATATTAAATTCCATTTTTTTTCAACTTAAAAAGATAACGAGTTTGATACAGCCTTTTTACGCTAAAATCTTTTTCTTTATAAACGTATTTACGTCGTTATTCTGCGTAATTCTACATTAACAAAAACAAAAATTACGTTAGATAAAGGTTTAAAAATATTTCTAGTAAAATGACGTTTCTAGTTTATATACTCATAATAACAATTTCTTATAAATACAAAGAAAAAAAGCAGTAAACGTTTAATTGAAACAACTTTTACTCTTGTATTTTTCTGCATAAAGTAATTTTTACTTTTATGACAATACTTATAATTTAATAAGATAAACATAATAATAATATGAGCTTCCTTTTAAACTTAGGAGATTTAGGAACATTCTTCAGCGATGAACTCTCAGCATTAGAAAATTTTGTAAATTTCTTAAGCTCTGATATTATTAACTTTTTTAATACTGTAGTTGATGACGTTGAAAATACTGTAAGTTTCATTGGTCAAGCAATTAGTGATATTCCAACTTTCATGCAAAATATTGCTAATAATTTCTTAACTATCTTGCAAAATTTTGTTCAAACAGCATCCTCTGCAATTTCTGGATTTGTATCATGGTTTTCAAAACAAGTCCAGGGCTTTTTCGGAGATTTAGCAAATTTAGCTTCTGGATTTTTAAATGATGCATATGGATTTTTTACAAATGTAGCTAATGCATTTGCATCAATTGTAAGTTCTGTCGTTAGAGATTTAATAAATGGATTTGGGCAAAATATGAAACATATAGCTTCAGCTGTAGGGCAACTAACACAATTTTTAACTCCGTTTATTGCACCAATTACAGTTGCTAAATTTCTTCCAGCGATAACTGATAAATTAGCAGATATTCTTCCAGAAGTTGAAATTTCTTTATCGCCTATCGGATTAGGTGGAAAAGTCCCAATAAAATTTGGAGAAATAGTAAAAGCATTCGCTGAAACAACTACGGATTTCTTCGATGAAGTTAGGAACGAAGTCCAATCTACTCTTAAGGAATTTATTAAGGAGCCGTTTGTAAGTGATTTTAAGATATCAGCAAGAGAAATTTTCAATGAAGTTGGACTTGGAGATTTACCATTTGCAGATCCACCTTTTGCACAAATTGCAAATTGGGTAGGTGCAAGGTCTTATAACGAAATTAAAGATCATCTCAAGGAAACAATATATCTAACAGGATATGCCCAATGGTTCACAGATGCATATTTATCTCCTCCAGTTGATGATTTTGTACCTAGAAATCCATTATTTAAACCCGTGAATATAAAAGATGTAATTTTAGCATCTCAATATGGAATTTTAGATTCTAAAACAGTTTCACAATATGCTGAAAATAATTTGATAACTCCAAAAACTGCTAATTTGATGTATAATAACCAAACTGCGAGATTATTACAAAGGGCTGTGGAACAAGGAATTAGACAATTTGTAGTAACTCCTGAAAAAGCATATGAAGAAATTATAAAAAATGTAAATCTATCTGGAAAAGATTTATTTGAAAAAGTATTTTCACTCGAATATAATTATGCAGTTCAGAGAATAGTGAGACAATTCCTAAGATCACTTTTATCTAGGGCTTTATCAAATTTTGGAAGACCTTATGTCGATTTAAAGTATTTAGAAACAACAGTTGAAAAATTATTTAAAGAGCTTAATTATCCTAAAGAAGTTGAAAATGTCTTTAATATTATGATTCAAGAATCTCAACTTGTTTACAGTAATCAATTATTATTAAGACAACTACAAGAAATTACAAAATTAGGAATATTCGACGAAAAGAAAATAAAAGGTGAATTGAAAGCTAATAACTTTAATGAAATAGTAGCTTTACAAATTTTAAACTATCAATTAGAGTATGTAAGATTGCAGTATATCCTTAAAGAGTTTCAATTTAAATTACAAAATTACATTATTAGCTCAAGAGATGCAGAACATCAGTTAAAAACAATAGGATTTGATCCATCGATAATTTCTGAAATAATTTTTGAATATCAAACTGCTCCATTAACTAAATATCAAATTTCGCAAATTGAAAGTTTAGCTAAAAAAGGATATATTTCAAGTGATGAGATCAAAAAGCAATTACATTCGCTAGGAGTTATAAAAGAATTTGAAGATATTTTTATAAATTATACAAATCAAGAATTTCAATTATCTTCAACTATTTCGCTTTTAAAAGAACAATTGAAAAACTTCTTGATAGATCCTAAAACTGTTGATGTTGAACTAAAGAAATTGAAAATTAATGAAATCCTAGCTAATCAAATAATACAAGAAAATTATGATATAAACATCTCGAAATTACATTTATCATATTTAGAAACTTTAGCTAAAGATTTATACTACGATCAAGCTCAATTATCAGGAGAATTATCTAAAATATTGAAAGATAAAACTGCAATTGA